TTGATTCCGTTAAATGTATAATCAATATTGGTGTTTTTATACGGATACGGCAGAAGATTCTTCCCGTACCTTTTCAGCGTCACACCCGAAAAATCGGCGATATAAGGTGTATATGCGGTTGGTGTTGTACCGAGTTCCAATTGCGGTTTAAACACGAGGTTGCTTACTGTCGTTCCTTTTTTTATTATTATGGAAATTCTTTTAAGCTCCGATGTGTTATTCACTTTAAGCCCGGAGCCTGTATCACTGAAACCGTTTATTGTTTGCAGGAAATATGTGTCCGCGCTTCCGCCCGACGGACAGCCGCTCAAAACATAATTGCCGCTTGCCCAATCGCTTTTATTTGCGCTTAACACGAATTCCGAACGTCCTGTTGCCGTGCCGTTTGCAGTTATCGTGCCGTCGGAATTTACCGTATAGGTTATTCCTGCTATAGAAATAGAAGAATGAAAATACGGAAACGGCAATAAATTTTTGCTTTTCAATTTAACGGTAAGCGTGTGCTCTAACGGTGATACATCAGTAAGCCTTACCGCCTCACCCGAGGCGCTGCCGCGGAGGGCGTTGGCGCAGGCGGTATTCATTTGCAGGGTGTTTACATCCCCTGTGTCGCCCTTATCTCCCTTCTCGCCTTTATCCCCTTTAGTGCCCTTAAGCGCCGCCAACTGCTCGGGGGTGAAATCCTCGTAGGTGAAAGCGTCACCTTTATCGCCCTTGTCTCCCTTGGCTCCTGTCGCACCTTTTGCGCCTTTTTCACCCTGTATACCCTGTTCGCCTTGTATACCTTGGTCGCCTTTGTCTCCTTTATCACCCTTATCGCCTTTTGCGCCGATGGCTCCGGTTTCGCCTTTATCACCTTTGTTGCCCTTTGGACCTTTTTTAAACGGTAACAATTTCCACGGCGTAACCCCGTCACCAACTTTAAGCCAGTTTTCGTCTGTACTGTCGGCTATTATGCCGAATTCGCCGTCGCACAGTATAGGGTTGTTTGTATTCCAATTTTCGGCAGTATCTCTCCGTGCTTGAAAATGGAAATACTCAAGATATATTTTCGACATTTATCATTCCTCCTTATGCTGTTCTGCGCCAAACATACGCGCCGTAATACGGTGGCATATTGTTGTGTGACTGCCCGCCGCCGAATTTATAGCCATATCCGTATTGAGTGCCAGCACCGCCAGTTGTACCTGTGATTGTCGCACTTACTGCCCCGAAATTTGCGCCGTATGCGTGACCGGTTACGCCATTTGCGCCGTGGTTACTAACAACCGCAGTCGCAATCCTACCGTCAATAGCTGGTAATTCAGCCTCTGTCAATGTGTGCGTTTTTTCGCCGCCTGTGCAGCCTGCTGCTTCGCCGTCTTCAATGCCCCATATAAACGCACCCTTTATGCGCTCCCATGTGCCGCCGTAAAGTGTGGCAGGATCTATATTCTCGGTGCTTGCAAAAAAGCTGCCAACAGGGTGGTCTTTGGCGTTTTTCTCGGCAATAGCGGCGGCGACCGCCGAAGAGATAAGGGCGCTTAATTCCTTAAACTTCAAAGCTACCGCTTTATTCTCGATTGGGTTTTCGCTGCTTTCCGATAATTCACTGTCGACCACAAATTCAACCTTTGCATGCCCCGATGAATCCCCTCCGTCAAAAAAGAACTCACTGCCGCTTTCGAGTGCCCGCTGTGCCACTTCGGTTTTGCCCTGCGCTGTTTTTGCCGCCGAAGCCGAAGCCGCAGCGCTTTCCGCCGAATTCTTCGCGACCTCCGCAAGCGTGGAAAAGCTTTCATGCTCCTCACCGTTATCGCTCCCCGCAGGCGGAATGCTTTCAAACCGCAGCTTTGCGGGATATGAAAGCAACTCAAGCTCGGTTTTATCGTCGCTGTTGTATACCGAAACAATCAGGTATACCGCCGCTCTGCCGCCGTGCCGCGTGAGATTTTCGCCGATGTCAAAGCTCACTGTCGGGCTTTCAAGCGCCTTTGTGTCACTTCGCACCGTGCCGCCTACACTGTCGTAGCAATCAAAGCGGTATACAAGGCTGTTTCCGCCTTTTTCGGTCAGCAGCTTTGCATACAGCTTGTCATCGATATTGAAAACAAGCCGCGTTGCGCCGTGCTCGCTCTGTATACCTGCCCGCTGCTCGGTTGCAGGCGTTATTCCGTCCTCCTTTACCGTAAATTCAAATTTTCTGACCGCCATTATATGACCTCCTTTGTATTACAAAAGCGCACCCGTCAAGGTACGCTCTTGTTTATAAAATGCCGTTATTTCAAAGCCCTGCTTATGTAGTAGTACACTGCCGATGTGCCGTTTCTTTCGAGGTTTGTTACCGTCTTATAGCTTTTCATAAGGTCATAATCCGAAACCGTTGTTTTTGCCTTCGCTCCGGCATATTCGTACAGACCGGAGATAACCTCGATTCGCTGCTCATCCGTGAGCTTCTTATAAGCGGGTGTTTCAATGAATTCCTTTACATAATCAAAAGACATCTGACCTTTAGCCGCGGCAAAGGTTGTATATTCCTTTGCGGTAAGGAATTTTTGCTTTTTGTTGACATTGAAAGATGTCGGCGCTTTTTTCGGTACAACCTTTGTGTCGCCGGTCTTTTCAATAATTCGTTTCAGTTCCGAATTGACATCGTCGTATTCAATATCCGAATAATAGCCCGGAGACAAAAAGTTTTCGGTCAGCCTCTCTGCGAGCTTCCCGCGCTTTTTAATTCTGCCCCATTGGTCTATGCTCGGCGCCTGGAAATACGAAACGCCCGGTATCTTCGATTCAATGTTATTGATCGCCTCTTGCCCGAATTTGCTTATACTTGAATTTTTGTCCGTATGCCAAGAGCGCTGCGTCGGGTCAATCGTTCTTGAAATGCTCCCCGCCAATGACGGTATGCCCTGCATGGCATAGGAAAGCGCAATATCTTCGCCTATGCTTGCGAGCGTCTCGCTTGCGCTTGAATATTTGGCGGCGGATATAGTATTCTGAATGCCGCTTAACATTGAAAGATTTGTCACCGGTTCAAGAGAATTCCACAAAGCACCCGTAAAATCGGAAAGCTTCACACCATCGCCGTCCTTAAACGAATTCGCAGTTTCGACGCCGATAAAAAACGGTATACAAGCAGGGGCTGCCCAGTCTATGGTGTACGATTTTCCGAACACCCGCACTGAATACTCTTGCTCACCGTTAAGCTTCTTGAATTTATCTTCGTCGTCATCGCCGAATCCGCCGTTTACATAGCCGAGCCCGGATAAAAGCAGACCTATCGCAAATATTCCCGTACCCGTAAGCCCCGCCGCAAGACCGTCGGCAAATTCCGATATACTTATCTTTCCTTTTTTAACATCGTATAAGCCTGCCGTGAGTGCCTTGCCGAGACCTATCGGGCTGTATTCGATTCCTCGCCTTATAATGTTCACAGGCGTGCGCTTAAAGGGAATAACACCGTCTATGGCAATTTTAGCGACCTTTAATGCTTTAGTGTCACTGCCCTTTATCCGCGTTATGCTTTTAAGGTAATTGGCAATAGCGCTTTCATCGTTAAAGGTTGCCTTTTGCGCTTCCTTTACCGCATAGCTGCGGGCTTCAAACAACAGCGATTCGCTCACATTGTTGAGGTCTGCTTTTCTCGCCTGCAAAAAGCTCCCGAGCGCGTGAATGTAGTGACGGTTTTTAAACAAAAGATCTTCAGCTTCGAGCAAATCACCGTTAAACGATGTAAGGAATTCCAAGGCATTGTTCTTAAATGTTCTCCTCATCTCGTAAAGCTGCGAACGCTCATCATACTTTTGACCCTTCAGCAAAGCTTTTACCTCTTTGCTGTTTGCGTCATTCTTTGCAAACTCCCTGTATTCTTTCTTTACGGCGGCAACCTTTGTGCGTTCAACCTCCGAATTTCCCAGCTGCGCTATACGCTCAATTCCGGTCGCAATAACATCCTTTGTTCTGACCGCGGGGATAAATATCGTATTGCCCACAATGTTTCTTATGTGCGTTCTCGGATTCGCAAGCATGGCAAAATACCGCCAGGCATTCCACTTATCAAGGAATGTCGCCGGGACTTGGTCTGCTATGTCCTGTACGGTTTCTCGGTAAGCTCTTTCGATTTCCTCCTCGGTTTGAGATTCAGCCATTATCTGCGCGACATTTTCATCGATTTGTATCACAGGCGCTTTGTCTCCGAATCGCTTTGCAAGGTCTGCGTTAAGCGTTTGCACCGTTCTTTGCAGCGCCACTAACCGCCCCACACCCGTCATCTGCTTCAAGAGCCTTGCCGATTGCACCACCTGTCCTGCACGGGTAAGAACATCGGACAATTCAGCGGATAACTCTAATACCCTTGCGTTGTCCTTTGCTTTTATGGCATCGGCGAGCAGCCGTTCACCTATCGCGATGGTTTTTTTGCTTATGTTTTTGCTTTCTATCGCAGCCTTCCAACGCTTTTCGGCTTCGCCCGATTCTATTGCCTTGTCTGCGCTCTTAATCGCGTTTTCATCCGATATCGGCGAGTACGAAAAATTGCCCTGCAGTATTTCCGCGCCTATTTGGTCTTTCATGCTGTCGGTCAGACTTCCTGTTTCAAGAACAGTACGGACATATCTTCTTGTCGGCGCTCCGTCCTTTGCAGCGTTCGGAACACCGTAATCCTCCGCAGCGTATTCTCCCTCGGGTATTGTGCCGTATTTTTCCCCGGCTTTCTGCCAATTCTCACGCATTTGCTCGTAATACTCGTTTTTTGATATTTCGCCGTTGTTGTAACGGTTTACAAGGTCGGCAATTTTATCAAAATCTTCGGTTTTGTCGGCGCTTTCGGTTTCTATTGAGTATTTTTCGGTATCATTTTGCGTATTTTCGGATATATTAGTGTTGACAGATGTATCATTATTTGATATACTGTTATCAGATAGCTTACCAAGGGGCTTTGACCCCACCAGCGCCACTATTTTAGTGTGTGAAGGTAAGCTATCTTTGTTTATTTTACCGACATTATAAACCGTCGCGACAGTTCCGTTATTGCCGACAGATAGCCGAAGCCTGTAATATGTGCCATCGAAATCTTGAAAATATGCCGTTCTGTATGTAAAACCGTTGCTTGCAAAATCGTGTGATTTTGTATCGGCGGTTTTATTTTTAACGCCTATAGATGTTTCGGCTATTTCATCAATGTGAGCTTCGGCATTTAATTTAACCCGAAATTCATCGGCAGACATTCGAACTTTTTGACCGTTCACTTGCTTGAAATTATCTCTTGCTTTGTTCGCCGTTTCCGATTTTGTTATAGTAAGCACATCGCCGTCTATCGTGCTGATGTCAAGGCTTTTTTCACCGTCCAGCAGTTCATTAAAAAAGTTTGTAATTTGCTTACGCCACGCAGATATATTATCGCCGCTGATAACATTACGGCTCGCTTTAACATAGGTATTTCCATTTTCAAGAGCCACAATACTGTATTTCTCCGTCTGATTGCCGGAGGTATTTTTTTCTTCTTCCCCGTATATATTAGTATTGACATACTGCTCATTTTGTGATACAGTAATGTCAGAGTCAGACAGCTTTAGTGGTGTGGGCAATTGCAGCCCATTTCTTGCTAATAGTTGGCTGACTTTTTCTATATCCGGATTTTGGTATAATATTCCGTTGTTATTAACGGCATATTCTATCAGGCTTGCAGTATTTCTTCCGTACGCGCTGGCAACAAAATTGGTATTAAGTGAAATATCGCCTAAGTCAAGGTCAATATAGTTGCCTGCCTGATTAGCCCAAACAGGAACTATCATATCGCCATTGGCGGTAGATATATCGGTCACAATTACAACACTGTCTTTTGGGTGAGTTTTGGACTTTAAAACAAGCAATGGATTTTCCAACGCTTTTGGAATTTGCTTTATTATTTCAGCAGACATATCTGAATGTTTATTAAGTATTTCCGAAATTTTGCCGTTCCTCATAAGTATAGGTTTGTCAGAAAAATTCAGTTTAATTAAATATTCAGGCGTCTCCGAAACATACAGATCCAAACGTGGGTTATGCGTACCGTTTATCACATCGTCAATCTGTTCATCAAATGTTTTGCCGGTGCTGTATTTTACATCACTATTGTTCGAGACCTTCTCCGTCGCGTCGGTGAACACGCGGTTAAACATATCTTCGAGCTTTGATATCTCAAACGAAATTTCCCTGTTGCCCGAAATTTTCTTTTTAAGATAGCTTATAAAATCATGCAAAAACTGCCTTATTGCGCCGCGCTCCTTGGTGTCGGCGTTTTTTATTATGCCTTCAAGCCCCGAGCCGTTATCCGAGAAAAGCGCGTCTCCTACGAAATCGGCTATCATTTCAGCTCGTGCCCCGGAGGTGTCCACCGCCGCACCCGCGTTTGTTCGGGTAGACATTATGTCATTTAAAAGCTGTGCTTTAAGCCTTACGGTGCTGCCCTGCTTGCCTGTTTTCTCGCCTAGCCATTTTTCAAACAGCTTTGATTTTTCAACCGCTTCCGTAAAGTCACTGTACAAATTTGAACCTTCCCCGAAATGTGTCAGTTCGTGCTTGAAAATAAACTGTATCGGCTGCTTGTTCTCATAATCGATTGTTATGCGCTTGTTTTTAATATCAATACTGCCGTCGGCTCTTCGCGGCATTCCGTTTTCGCCGCGAACGGTTTTGCCGTTCTTATCCTTTATGTGCACGGCATCAAATTTAACATCCCAACCGAGCGCCTTACCGATTTTCGCAATCTTCTTTTGCTCGTCTGTAAGCCTTGTTTTGCCCTTGCTTGTATACGCCCAATCCTCAATTAAATCATATTCCGGCTTTTGCGCGGAAACCTCATCGAATACGCTTTCTTTAACAGTCGTCTGCGTTTCCGTATCGGCTTTGACCTCAGCCTCTTTAGTAAGCTCACGCATCATAACAGCCCGAGGCGAATATGTCTGCACCTGCATTGCAAACTCTCCGAGCATTTCATCAGATACCTCAAAACCGCTTTCAAGCGTGGCGCTTATATCACTGTAAAGACCTTCGGTTTTTTCGGGGAATATGAGCCCGTTTTCGGTAAGCAGTTTATAGCTTTCCAAAAGACCGCTTATCCCGCCTTCCGAATTGCGGACAGATTCACCGACTTTGCGGTAGATCTGTTCCGTGCTGTTTTTTGAGTAATTGATACCGAGGCTCATCATATTGCCGACCGAAAAATCGGAGGTGTCGCCCTTTGCCACTGCTTCGGCAGCTTTACGCAAATCGCTGTTCTTTTCCGACACTTCGGCAAAATACCGGGCAATTTCTTTTATGTCCGCATTGCTTTGCTTAATCTCGGATTTATATCTTTTCCCGTACTCCTGTATATTTTGCTCAACCGCCGCTCCCTGCAGCTGCGTACCCGCACCCATAAATACGGAAGACATAAAGCCTATAAAGCCGTCATATGCAGCCTGCGATAACTGTTCAAGAGGATTATCCGCAACGGTTTCCACATCTGCGCCCAAGAGCCATTTCTGAAGTAGCGGCGCAAGTATTGTTTGCGTGCCCTCTTCTACAAACTCCCCCGCGCCGTTTCCAACGGTTTTAACAATCGTTTTCATAAACACATCCGAAAATTGTTTTGAAATATCGGATATCAAATTGCCCGAAAGCACGCCGCCCACGCCCGGAATACCGCCTATAAGATATTCAAGACCGCATTCAAGCGCCGTATCCGCCAAAGCGTAAGCAATCAATTTGCCTTGATTATCGGTAGCCCCGAGCTGCACCGCTTCCTTGTAAGCGTTTCCGAACACGGTTACGGCAAAGGATGATGTGCCTACGGCGCTTGCGGCTGCAGCAGGCAGACCCGCCAGTCCCGCAGCGCTGCCGATTATCATTGCAGGCGCATTGTTTGCCATATTGGTAACAATATCCTGCACTGCAGAAGAAAATTTATCACCGCGCTGCGCAAAATGTTCTTTCAGCAAAGCGCTTGCCATTGCATACGCACTGTCCGGTTCTGCGGCAATTTCCTTCGGGCTTTTTCCTGTCAACACACCGATTGTCGTGTCAATGCCCTTTACATATTGCTCCGCACCTGTATCTGCATAAAGCTTTATTCTGTTTTTGGTTTGCTGCATATTGCCGAGAGCGACCTGCGCGGAATCCTTTTCGTTTACGGTAAATTCCTTTGAGCCGACTTTAAAATGCTTATTGCCGTATGCGGTGTCGTTATAAAGCTTTCCGGCAAGCCCTTCGTTCATTTTCCGCGCATTTTCATTATAATCGCCCGTCATGACCGAATTTTCCGAAGCGCTCATTTTTTTGTAATTGTTAAGCAATTTAAAGGTCTCAAGCGTATCGTTTTCGTTCTCGGTTATTTCTTTGCCGGCTTTTTGCTTTGCGATTATGGCTTTTACACGCGATAAACGCGCTCTGTTGTTCGGGCTGTCGGCTGCGTTCAAATCAAATGTCCCGTCAGCTTTCCCGCTCATAATGCTGTCGAGCCCTACCCGCGATACCGTCTCACGCTCGGTTTTGTTTAAATCAATACCTGCCCGAAGCTTCTCCGAAATATTCCCGATGTTAAGCTTGTCGGTAAGAGTTAATTCGCCGCTTACAGGGCTGTTTTTTGCAGGCTTTGTCGGATTCACATGCGGTATGGGATTGCCGCCCGCATTTTGTCTGAACGCTTCGGTAGGATTGGTTACGGTTTTGTCGATAAGCTGCTGCATATCATAGAGGTTTCCGCCGCCGCCCTCATAAACCTTTCCTTTTTGAAAAACGCCGACACGGTCGGAGGATTTGTTACTGCCGCTTGCGTAAACTTTCCCTTTTTCAAACATATTTTCAGCTCCTTAAATGAATACCCAGCCCGAGCCGCTCCTTTTGAGCCGCGCGTACTTATTTTCACTGCCGTTCCAAGTCCAGCATTTTCCGTCGGGTGTTTTAAATACATTTTGCGTGCGACCGACCTCCGGCAAATCTATCGTGTCAACCTTCACAATCTTTTTGCCGCCTATATTATTAGGCTGATAACCGTTGCTGAAAGCCTTTTTGACATCATAATTGCCGTTTTCATCCAGCAAATCCCTGTTGATTTCCCCTGTGGAATAGGGATTTACTCCCCTTGCCATGGTTGTGGATTTGCCCGAATTGCGGTCAACATATCGGGTTATGGGATTGCCTTTGCTGTCGGTTTCGTAATAAACCGCAACACCGTTATCCTTAAGCGTTCCCTTATAGCCGTAAGAGAGAAAGCCGCCGTTCGCTTTAATGATATAATTGTTTTCTTTTTCAGTCTGCAGCTGTTTCTCATAAGCCTGTTGCTGCTTGTCGTACAATTTAAGATTGTAATCATATGCGTCCTTTTGCCTTTGCGTCTGCTCCTCCAATTCCTTCGCATATGTGCTCTGCGCGGCGGAGTTCCAGCCGCTCTCATATGAGCTGCGTATCTTCTCAGCGTCGGCAAGCTTGTTCGCGTCAATCCGGCTTACGGCGTCGGCAAGCGAGGCGGCAAGGGTGTCTACCGCCTTTTGCCTGTTCGTATCTATTTTATTTTTACTGTTCGCATAAGAAAGCTGCACCGCCGTCTGCTGCGTTCTGTTAAGCCCCGAATCGGTAAGACCTAACCCCGCCATATCCTCGGCAATTTTCCGCTCGTTTATAAGCCTCTGTACGGCGTTTTCGCGGTACATATCCTCATAGGAATTATTTGTGTCCTTTATCTGCCTGTCGTATGTATCCTGCGTTTGACGGCGCTGGGTATCGTACATTTTATCCGATGCGGCTACATCTGCGTCTCTTTGCGCCGTCCCCTGCTTTTTGTATATATCGTAAAGCTCTGTGAGCCTGCTCATTATCTCGCACCCCCTAAAAGTCTGTAATTAAGCGATATCGCGTCGACCGACATAATGCCACTGCACTCAAGCCTTACGCCGAACCGCGTTACCGTGTGAGCCGACGGTCTTAACTGCCTGTTGTGAACAAATTCGGGCGAATATTCATCCTCCGCGCTTTCCGAAAGCGTTACCTCTTCATCGCCGCAGCTTCCGCTCTCGCTCACAAAGCTTACCGTCACAGGCTCGCCGCCGTTATTGCCGAAAGCGATATTTACAAGCGGAACATTCTTTGTGTACGCGGGAGCGCCGAAATCGAATATCTTCGTTTGCAGAAATGTCTCAATTGCATTTCCGCCCCCGTCGGCTGCTCTGCCGTCCTCAAATCTGTAAATCGGGTAATCTTTTGTATAATACTCGTTGCTTTTCGCCGTGAGCATAATAAGCTCCGTGCCGTCAGTAAGTACGCATACGGCGGTTTCGGGCAGCTCCCAATACCACCAAGGTATGCGCAGCTGCGCGTCCTCTGCCTTGCTGTACGAAGCGACATAGGTATACCCGTAGCTTTCGTACTCCATAACATAAACATGTTTGTCCGTGAAAAGAAAATATCTGCCGTCAATATCCGCCGACATAGCACGGTGTAAGCTTTCATTTTTCAGCCTGCGGCTTATCATATCCGATACTTTAAATATCGTCCGTTCGCTGTACTGATTTTCGTTGCAAAGCGTGTAAACATTTCCGTCTGTACACGCCCATACAAGGCGGTTGCGGCACAGCTCTATGCTGTCGGGGCAGTCGCAGCCTATGCCCGAATGCAAAAGTATTATCGGGAAATAAACGCTTGAAGCGGTGTAATCCACAACCTTTTGATTTATAAGGTCCGAGGCGGTTATGCTGCTGTTCCTTACATACTGCGTGAGGTAGGTCTCGCGCTCCTTGAAGATAACCAGCATATCCGATTGCCTGCCGAACGCCGTAACACTCTGCGAATTATTCCCGACATATGCATAGCAGTTTTCCGGGAAATAAAGCGGGTCGTTAAGCCCCGACCATATAACAAGGCTTTTTTCTTTTTCGTCGGTATTGGCACCCAAAAACACTCTTGAGCCGCCGCTTATGCCCGCGGCATCGCCGCCGAACCACATCTGCCGCGTCATGGCGAATACTTTTTTAAGGTTTTCCTTTGTATTGGAGCAAGGCGCGGTTATAACCATATTATCTTCAACATATTCGGAGCTTGTTATTGTTGCCACTTCTCCGCTATCATCGGTCGTCTTTTTGAATTGTATCTGTCCGCCTGCATAAAACATATACAAACCGTCTCCCGGGGAAACAGTTTCTTTAGACCAGCCGCTATCGCTTACGGTGACCTGATGAACATATTTTTTACCGTATGTATTCGTTATCTCAACTTTGACTTTTTTGCCGATTATTTCGCTGTCGCCGGGTGTGGACCTCAATACCGCATACGTCATAATGTGGCTGTCCCCGCCCTTTTCGCCGCAATATGTCGAACCTATAATTTTGTAATATGAACCGAGGAAATTATACCCCTCGAAAAGTACGCCGCCGGAGCTGAAAATGTCTTCCTCACGGACAGACACAAAGCCGCCTGCCTTACAATGCGTAACAACAGTCGGTATATACATATCCTCATCCGCAAGCTTCACCCAACTGTCGCCGTCGTCTTCAAGCTTATATATTTCTCCACCATCCTTAAGCTCTGCAAAGCAGTAAAGCGTTTTCTTGTTCTGTATCACAAAATGATTTTCAAAAGCGGTTCCGTATTCGGTGGAAATCGAGGGCAGACGATCACTCGTTATACCGCCTGACGTTTTGCCGACCCAAAAGAACTGTATATGTGAATTTGAAGGAAGCAAATCCCCGGCTGATTCCGCCGACCTGTAATAATCCGTGCGCTGCGATATAAGGGTGTATCTGCTGCCGCCCGCTACCCTTACCGCATTCTCCTTCTGCGGATCTCTCACATGGACCTGTCCGCCGCTTGACGGCTGAAATCCGTCAAATTCAAGCGTTGTGTCCTGCACCGTTCCCGGGCGTGTTTTTAAAATAGCATCCTTGAACCAAATATTTTTGCAGTCTGTCAGCTGATTATCGTTTACGGCAGATATGCCGTCCCGCAAATTGATTCCGCCCGAAAGCTCGGGTATGCTTATAGACCGCATCGGCTGCTTGCTTATGCTCGGATATTTCATGTCAACCACCGTTTCGTATTTTTATAGTTAAAAAACCGCTCTGCACTTAACTGCAAAAACGGTTTTTAGGTATAAGAAAAGCGCCCCCGAAGGAACGCTTGACAAATTGTATTCTTGTTGTTATAATAAGGGTGGATAAGGCGAACCGATAGACGGTTAGCCCCGATTTTTCAGTTTAAGAAATAAACCGTTAAAGTTGGTAGCTTGGGCGGTTTATTTCTTTTTTATTGTCAGTATGTAACCTGTAGCAAAGATAATAATCAAAATTATATATGCTGCTTGTTCCATCGGCAACGCCCCCTTTCGGGAGCAAGATTTAACCGCCTATCCGTTATTGGCTCACCTTATCACGAAATCTATTATAACAGCCCCCGACAGATTTTGCAATATTTATCTGCCGGGGCTTTTTTATTCGGGCGTAGGCATACTGTCCGCTACGCTCTCGCTCCGTGTGAGTGCCGCTCTTTTCTGATTATAAAGCATTATATAATATTGCTGTTGGTCTCCGTCATTCTCGCTCTGTGCTAAAAACGCCGCCGCACCATAGGGCATAACATCATTCAGCACACGCTCGGGTAAATCTATTTCGTCCTCCGGCGACATCGCAGGAGAAAAATCCGCCTTGCCGAGAGAATAATACAAATCCGCATACACGGCATTGATTGCAGTAAGCGTTCTTTGCCTTAAGTGTGAATTCGGCGCTATATTTCCGCTGCCGTTTGTGTAGCCGAGCAGATTTGTTACCTTCTTTTCAATATCCGCCGCCGTCATATGTCTCCGACCTCCTGCGTTTCAAATTCTCCGTCTTGCCCGCCTGCCTGGCCGCGTATCTGCGCAAGGGTCGCCGCTCGCTGCTGCTCGGGCATATTCATAAGCGCGTTATACTGCTCGGGATACTGTTGCTGCAGTGTTGTCAAAAGCTCTTCGTCGGTTATATCCCCGCCGCTCGTCTGTGCCTGCTGCGCTGTCTTTATATCTTCACGCAGCCCTGTGACATCGGGTATCAATCCGCTCGGTATACGTTCTAAGAATTGGTCGAAGCTTATAAGCCCTGCCGAGAGCAAATTGTTAAGTGTTTCAACCACTACTGCCTCACTGTACATGGTGGCGGCTCCCACATCCACACGCGCCATTATAAGCAGGCTGCGGTAACGCTCGGCTTTGAACGGTATGTATTGCGTTCCGCTTCTGTCTTCAAGCCGCAGCTGTCTGTCGCCGTAAAGGTTAAGCCAAAAATCCGCCCAAATCCGTGCGACATCCTCTATAAAATCATAAAAACGGTTCATATACATCTGCATAGGTGCCGTTGCCGCCTCGCGCATCTGTATTATTGCCGCTGCGTTGTCGGGTCGCAGATTACCGAGTGCCGCGTCATTCGCTCCCGAATCCGAAAGCGTATTGCTGCACAAATCGTTTACCACGCTCTGATACTGCGGTATAGCCGTAGGCGGTTGGATGTACCTGATAGCGCTGCTCATTTCTTCGCTGCTTCCGTAAGCTTTTATTATCTGCCCGGGGTCGTTAGTTATGGGTCCTGTTACAACATCACCGTTTACAAGCATTATGGGCATGCCGTTCGCCATAAGCCCCCACACCGCAGCGGTGAGCGCTCTGTTTATCGCGATTTGATTCGGTATAAGGTATGTTATCTCGCTCTCGCCGTAGGCGCTCGATCTGCGCCGCTCCCAACAGAATTTTGCCAACGGATAGCACTTTAACTTTAAATCCCACGGCTTGCGGACATATGCTTTTTCTGTCACGCGCACCGCCATAACGTGAAATGATTTATCGTCCTTATCCCATTCCTTATAGATTTTGGTATATACCGTGACTCTGCGGCTCTCCTCGGGCTCGTTTTCGCCCATATCCCCCGAATTATATCCGTCCTCCTCTGCTTTGTCCGATTTTATATCCGTGTCGGTCAGCCCGTTTTTGCGTGCTTCCCGCCTTACTTCCTCGTAATCTCTGCGCTGCGCTATTATTATATACGGCTGACTTTGTATATCGTCGCTGTTCGGGTCGCCGAATACCACATTTTCAACATCGAGCACCTCACAGGCTATATCGCCCTTAATAGCTTTGGTGCGGCTGTTATCGGCGTACAGTCCCGTTTCAATGCTGTCGTCCCAATATGTGAAAAGTATGCCGGTGCCGGATATATATGCGTTCCTCAGCACCTGCTCCTTTTTGTTGTCAAATTTAAGCCTTTCGGCTGTTACTCTGAAATAGTCCGACATCGCCGCCGTAATTGCGGATATTTCGGGCGCTTCCGGCGTGCCGTTCGGAATGTCTCCACCGAGCATATCCTGCTTTACCGCCGCTATATCGTCCTGCATATCCACTGTGTTCGGTATGCCGTCGGCAGAGTAATTGACGGTTATCGGCGCTGCCGCCACGACCGACATTTTGTATTCGCCTATTCGCTTTATTATGTTCCGCCTTACAAGCGGTCTCTCGTTTCCTGCCTTTGCTCCGTGCCACTGGTCGCCGATGTAAAAGCGCTCATTGCGCTTCGTTTGGTCGAAAATGCCCTTATCACCTATACTCGCTTTAAATTCGGTGCCTTTTTTATATTCGTTTTTTATTTCTGCCGGAGCTGTTGTCGGTTTAACCGTCATTTTCATTTCACCTCAAAATCGAGCCGGAGCATAATGCGCCCCGGCTCTTGAATATTTTGTTACGAACTAGCTGTGCCTGCCGTAACAATGGTTTCGATGCCGTCAAGCTTGGATTTCTTGACGAACACATCGTAATAAAGTCTGTAGTTAAAGGCGTATGCATCTGCGTCTATATTCTGCTCGGGTGTGAATATGCGCAGGGTCTCGGTCTTCTTAACAAGGCTTGCACCCTTCTTCGGAATAACCAGCGCTCTTGTGTATCCGGTGTTTGCCTTGGGAGCAAAGCCGCCGGTAGCTGCCGCCGAGGATGTAGCCTCCGTTCCGGCTTTAAAGTCGTATTCTTCACGCATGCGGTCTTCCGTTACCGGAATGAGCGCTACATCGTTGAAGAATTTGACGCGGGTATTGAGCCCGCCCTTTGCAAAGTCAGAGACGACTATGTTGCGGCTGAATTCGGTTGAATTCATAAGCTGCGCATAGAATGTCGGGTCACAGAACGCAACCAACTCCTCGTCATAACCCACGCGGCTCTGTACATTGTTGATTGCGGTCACAAGCTGACTCGCCGCCTTCGCTGCGGCATATGTGGTCTTGTGGGATTTGTCACTTGCTACCTTTGCAAGCTTTGAAAGCACATATGCATCCATCTCGGGAACAACCTGTGTGCGGACATACTCGCCGAGCACCTGCCCTGCGAGGTTAGCAACACCCGTTTCGTCCATGTCCTCACGGTCTATCTGCAGCTTTCTGCCTCTGTCCTTTGTAAGGGTATAAGAGGTATTGCCGATTGTGGTACCCGCAAGCGAAAAGCCGCTGTCGCGGTTGTAGTCCGCAAGCCCCACAAAGCTGATATCGGGCATGATTACCGTTTTTGCTCCCGCAAATTTCGCCCTGAATATATTGTCCGCAAAAAAGCCGGTAACAGCCTTCTGAACAATAGCCTTGTCCAGCTCGTCGGTATATCTTTTTGCGGTTTCCAAACTGTTTATTGCCATTATAATTTAACTCCTTTTTCATGAGCCGCTAAAGCCGCGTAAAAAGGCCGCAACAACACTGTCCTCGGTCTCTGCCGGCGGAGTTGCCGCCTGTCCCGTGCTCGCCTTTGCTGCTGCCTTTTCCGCCTGCTCTGCTGCGGCTGCTTTTTTATTTTCTTTGTGCGTATAACGCAAATAAGCGCTCAATAAATCGCGCCCCTTCGCCGCCTCCGCCTTTACCTCCTTCGGAAGTGCGGAAAACTCGGCTATTTCGGGGAATTCGGCTTTTAATTCCGTGAATTCCTCCGCAAGTCTTTTTTCAAGACTTATCTGCTTTTCCTTTTCGGCGTTTTCCTCCGCCGATTTGCGGTCGGATAATACTTTCTCGTATTTTTCCTTTTGCTCGTTGCGGTAAACCTTCATAAGCTCTTCGATTACCGGGTTATCCGCTCCCAGCGTTTCGGCAAGCTCCCTACGGTGGTTATCTTCATCCCCTGCAAGCAAACCGTCCACAAGCTCTGGTATAGTGCAGCCGCGCTGCGCTGCTATGTAATCAAGCTTGTTGTAAAGCGGTTTTACGGTGTCATTGTAGAAAATGCCCTGTTCGGCAAAGTCTACCGCTTCATCACGGCTTAATGACCGTGTTGCCTTATTGTATTTAACATCAAGGCTGAACTCGGGCTCTGCTGCGCCCTCGTTATCGCTCGGCTCGGCTTCTGATATGGCTGTCTCTGCCGCGCCCTCCTGTGTAGCGTCAGCGGTTGTCTCGGCATTTTCTGCCGTTTCTTCCGTTGCAGTAACGCTTTGCTCCTCCGTTGATATGGCTGTCTCGGGATTTACAATTTCATTTTCCATTTGTTAGGTCTCCTTTCCCTCGCGGGATGTTATATATCAATCACGGTCTGTCCGTGCCGATATCGGGTTGCTCGTCGCCGTCATAGGTCAACATATTGCGCCATTCGGCGCGCGCTTTTTCTGCCATTCGCTGCTGTACTTCGGTTATTTCGGGGCGCTCTCTCGCCCTCGGCTTATATTCAAGCTCCTTTGAAATAAATACACCGACAATGCACGATAAAATGCACGTCAGCGCCCACAGAATAACAAGTATTAAAATTTCAATCATTTTTTTGCTCTCCCTTCGATTAATAATTCCGTATTAAATATCAGCTCCAGCCGCCGCGCATGTCCTCTGCTCCCACATTCAGCCTTTTTGTTTCAAGCTCCGCAGCGGTAGGTCTTGCCCTCGGCGCTTTCGGGTCTGTAGGTTTAAAGAATCGCACATCGTAAAAGCCGTATCTGAACGCGTCCATTAAATGGTTGTTGGTGTCAATCGGCATTTTGTGACCGTTTACTAAATGCTTTTCGTCATAGATGTATGCCGAAAGCTCGGCGGCGGTATTCTTGCAGCGCGGGTCAACCGTTATTTTGTAGTCGTTTATTCGGTCAATTCCGTTTAATATGCTGTCCCGCCCCTTTTCGCTCGGCAGCACTCTCGATATTCCAAGCCGTCTTAAATCATCGTTTGATTTAGGCTCTGCGCAGTCGGCACGGATGCGCTCCTTTGAATAGCCCTTGCGCTTTATTTCCGCAGCAATATCGCTGTTCAGCATCCCGGTGGAGTAAAATTCGTCGTAGATATATACAAGCCTGTCAATCGGGTTTGCTTTAAAGGCTATAAAGGCCGTCGGGTCGTTCGTGTAACCGTAATCAAGTCCGAAAAAGCTCCGCCATTTCCATTTATCGGAATCAGGTATATCCGGTATTCCTATGCGCCAGTTATCAAACACAAGCCCCTCCGCTATGCCCCAATTTCCGAGCCCCGCAACATCATATTTTCGCGGGTTCTCCTGCTTCATTCTCTCAAATACCGAGCGGTCGGTTTCGTCAAGCCATTCGTTTACAAGGTAATTCGTTGAGTATGTCGATACATTTTCGTCCGGCTTATCGAAAAAACGCTTTTTCAACCAGTGCTCCGCGCTCCAAGGATTGAAGGTCAGCGTAGTTTGCTTGAAAAGTGTATCGGGTATAGCGCCTCTCGGCACCGACATATCCAATTTGTCAAAATCGTTCTCATCCGCTATTTCAAACGCCTCTTCGATCCATACCCAGCACAAAAAGCCTGTCGATACAGTTGTAGAGGCAAGCTTTAAAACATCATCAAAGCCGCGGAATAGTATTTTCTGACCCGTAGGTATGTAGGTCATTTCCATAGGCGATACGTTGTTCCGCCACAAATGCGAAACACCGAGCTTTGCCTGTGCCCATTTAAGCTGTGCAAAGGTCGAATCCCTGTGAGTATTCATGACCTGCCTGACTACAAGCAGATTGCTTCCCGGGTATTTCATAATGCGGTAAATTAAATTAAGCGCCGTCGTGGTAGATTTTTTGGAGCCTTTGCCGCCCTTCAATACACGGTATCGGCTTTTATTGTGCCAAAAGTCGCCGTATCCCGCTCCCACAACCTCATTAAGGCTTTTCTTTTCCGCCGACATTGTTATCGTCCTTTAAATCGTCCACAAAGGTTATTGCAAGCTTTAATTTATCCGTATCGTCTGCACCGAGTCCCAGCATAGTCCGCAAAAATTCAAGTGCCTTCATGGCGCCCTTACTATCGAAAACATACTCTCCCGTTTCCACCATTTCGTGACTGTCGTAATCCCATTTCATAACCGGCTCTGCCTGCATGCAGCGATTGTAAACATCTATGGCTTTAAGCACCGCCCAGTTATCGTCTATGTTAAGCTCCTCGCGTGCGCGTTTTTGTATCGCGCGTATGTACGCGAGGCACTCATCTTTTTTCATCAGCCTTGTCGCCGCGTTCCGTGCGCTTTTTTCGGTATATCCCGCCGCAATCGCCGCGGCTTCTTTTTTACCGAGCCTTAAATATTCCTCGCAGAATTTCCGCTCCCGCGGCTTTAAATCTATGTTTGTCTCATTCTCCATTTGTCTCCTCTCCGTTCGGGTATAATAAAAGCGCCTCAAAGAGACGCTTTGCTTTTCGCAATATTTTACAATACCAGTATAACAGAACAATTCGGGACATTGGGGACAAATTTAATTATCGCATATATATCTGTAAGCAATTTTCTTTGCCGCCTCACAGGTCATTGAGCCTCCTACACTTGCCGCTACCCGATTCCACGAAAGCCCATTCACGAAACGATATGTGAGTATCTGCCGCGTAAGGCTGTCCGAGCAAGCGGATATGTAATCGTTCAATCGAATCAGCTCTATGCGGCACTGCTCAAGGCGGTTTGTAAGCTTTGCTTTGTAATAATCTAGCTCCGCCACTGCCCGCCCTATTTTATCCCCGGCGCCCGCGCCGTGCGGCATACCCGTTATTTTTGCCGAGGTGTCGGTAGCTTTGTCTTCTAACTCGGATATTTTAATTTTCAAATCTTCTATTTCTCGGTTGAGGTAGTAAAGCTGTGAAAGCTCTTTAAGCGTCATACCGGTATTGCTCCTTTCAGCGTCTCAAAAATTCTTTGCGGGATATACGCCCGCTGTCAATTAAGTAGGTCATCTGCCCGTAAGAGTAGCAGGTGCCGTGCTTCTCGTTGTACCTATCCAATGCCCGGCAAAACTCTTCAAGTGAAATATTGTATGTCGGTGCAGGCTTTGATTTATTCGCCATTATTTACCCCTCCCTCTCTGTTTATAAAAATTATCTCGTGTCATCATAATGTCCCGATTAACCTGTGAGTTTTTATGTTGCTCGGCTAACAGCCTGTCCCGCTCGGATTTATATGCGAGGTACCGTTCGCAGCTGCCGTGACAGCCTATGTGTCTGTCGGAGCAGTTATTGCAGGGTGGGATCATTTCATCCCCTCCAATGCTTTCTCTGCTTCTTCACGGGTAAGGAATACGGTTTTTCCGATTTCTCCTGCTGGCATATCTGAAATGTATCTATCAACAAACCCTTGTATTAGTTTCCAATCAATAAAAACATTAAACAATTCTATTCGTATTGCTGTTACTTCATATTCGCTAATTGTGTTTCTGCTTGTAATCTCGTACAGTGTGTCTCCCGCTTTACAAGGTAAATGTACCCATTCTGAACGGGCAGTATAAAAAGGGCAGCCACTAATAATATCGCATTTACCAAAAGTACAGATATTATAATGCAAGCAGTCAATACATTTACTCATTCTGTATCACTCCTTACCTCGTCAAACAATCTATTAAAAGCGGCATAGGTAAGTCTTATT